GCAGACTCTATGCTCCCGCTGGAACTTGGGCGAGGTGGCAAAGCTATCAGGTCGAAGCTCGTAAGAGAAGACAGGAAGCTAAGAAAGCAGCACAGAAAGCCTACGAAAAGAGAATGGAACAGATACAGATAACATCTGGTATACTCCTAGCGGTCACTGTCTGTGTCCTTGGGATATACTATCTAGGTGTCTATCTGGAAAGGTGGTAAATGCCAGTATACAAAGTGAAAGGTGGGTACCGTTGGGGTAAGACAGGAAAAGTCTATAGAACCAAAGCCGAAGCAGAGAAACAAGGACGTGCTGTATATGCTTCGGGCTACAGGAAAAGAGGGGCAAAGAGAAAGAAGGATGGCTAAGAAACCTAAGCGTGATGCTTGCTACAAAAAAGTAAAGGCCAGATACACACGCAACGGTGGTACTTGGCCATCAGCTTATGCTAGTGGTGCTCTTGTTCAGTGTCGTAAAGTAGGTGCTAAGAATTGGGGCAATAAGAGTAAAAAGAAATAAAATGGCTAAGACTAAAAATTCTCTAAGGACTTGGTTCTCTCAGAACAAAGGCACAGGATGGGTCAACTGTAAGACAGGTGGGCCTTGTGGACGTAAAGACAGAACTAAAGGTGCCTACCCTGCTTGTCGTCCTACAATGGCTCAGTGTAAGAAGGGGCCAATGAAACGGAAGACAAGCAAGAAGAGGGTAAGCTGGAAGTAATTAAGCTGGTTGTCGTTTCTCCCAAGTGACACACTGATAATCTACCACAACGAAACCAGCAGCTTCAAATGCTTCAATGCCACCCCCGATCTCAAACATACACTGTTTCTCTGTAGGTAAGATACTTCCAGTAGACTGAACTTTACACATGGACATATCCTGCATACAGACTAAGAGCAGGGGTGTAAACAACATTTTAACTTCCTTCCATTTCTTGGATTAGTTTGTCTAGGTACCACCTAGCTTTCTTCAGGTCTTCTACAGGCTTCCCCTTGTAACGATACCGATGCAAATACTTTTTGGTATTACCTTCTAGGTACCCTAGGTACATCATGGTATCCATGTTGTCCTTCATATAATCAATACACTCAATAGACCCATCTCCATAGTGAGGTGGGTTATTTATTAGGTCACCCATCTCACTGTCAGTAAAGAACTCCATTTGGCTCATATGTTAATCAACTCCGCTTTTGTAAAAGGTACGTGAAAGAACTGTTCACCCTTCTTGATGTAACGTCCCTTAGCTTCACGTAAAGAATCTTGTGTCAGTAGTGTGTCTTTGATACGCCATGCCTGACGTAAGTCAGCACGAAAGACATAGAAGTTTAGGAAACCATCTACCTGTCTGTCTAACAGACGTTGCTTACGTTCAGGTATCCGTATCTCTTTCCAATCTACAGGCCAGTCCGATTTCCAACCTGTCTTAATCTCAGCCTCGTTGAAGTATGTATGGCCATCCTTCTGACTGACAACATCGACACTGTAATTCTCTTCGTTATTGACAACAGTGTGTCCCTTACTTTCAAGAAATAGTACTAAGGCTGTACGTGCAGGGCCATCATATGCTTCATACAAAGCCTTGCTAAAGTTCTTACGTATCTTTGTCACCAAGGTATTCCTTTAATTCTGTGTAACCACCAATATGTTTACCTGTGTATGTCCATATCTGTGGTACTGTCTTTATATCAGCTTTCTTAAACAAGTCAAGTATCCACTTGGACTCTTCAAGGGAGTAATGACTAACACTACCCCCTTTAGAGTTGATAAGCTGCTTGGCTTTCTCACAGAAAGAACAGTTCCGTCGGCTTACCATTACGTACATCATTATGTTAACAACTGATGAATTGCTATTGCTGTTGCAAATACTGCGTATAATTCTAGCATATTTTCTCCTATGCGGTTAGGTCTACGATTTCACAGCTATCACCTGAACAGGCCATAGTCTGCATTCCTACGGTGTTATCAGACTCTTCATAGTTTGTCAAGAGGCTCCAGTCAATTTTTTCTGGCATATTCTTGGCTAACTCTTCATACTCTGACTTGCCGATCTCTTGGTAGGGTGCCTGTTGGTACGTGTGTTCGTTGTAAGGCAGGAAGGATACCCCTGACATTTCATCGAAGTGTTCGTACACGAAAGCACCTACCTCGAACCACTCATCCTTACGGACGTTGATAGTGACTGAGGGTTTGTGTTCACACCAGTGACGTTGGAACATCAACCATGTCTCTAACTGTTCAATGGCTGTCATGTCTTCAGTGACAACAGCACCAGCAGGTGCCTTGACAGGGAATGAGAACACTGTTGTCTGGTCAGGCTTGAACACATCAGGTTCGTTAGGGATACCCTGATCAATCATGAACTGTGTCAAGGGGTCTTTGTTATCTCCTCTAACGGTTCTAATGTAGTAGTGACTATGTCGTGCGTGGATACCAGAGGCTGAATCGACAAGCTGGGAGACTGTTCCGCTTGGCTTGACACATGTAATAGCAGCACTAGGGTTAATGCCAAGATCACCACTGAGCTTGTTATTAGTATCCTCAGCAACCTGTCTAAGGTGTTCAAGAGTTTTAGGTAGTCCATGATTTTTACTCGTTAGTAGAGGGTTGTCCATTATCCCTGTGAGAGACACACCGAGCAGTCGTTCTGCTTCTGTATTGTTTGCCCACACCTTTCGCAGATATGGAAACTTTGTGTAGGTTGACTGGATAGTTCCCAGAATAGTTGCCAACTTGACTTTTCGTTCCAAATCATCGACAGTGTCCGTAGCACGGACGACAACCTCAGTGAGATTGCAGAATTGATATGGTCGAAGGATAATCTCTGAGCAAGGGTTAGTTCCGAACTCATGTTCAGGATCACGTCTGCCATACTTCGCAGCCTGTTTCTTAGATGCTTCACGGTTAAATACTCCACGTTCACCAGAACCTGATTCCACAAGAGACATCCATTCACGCATAAATGACAGACTGTCAGGTTTCTCTGTGTATGCTACACTGTTATTAGCCAAGGCACGTTGAGGGTTCTGTTCCCACCACTGACCTGACTTAGCATGACGCATACGATCATCTGACAGGTTAGACAGAGAGATCATAGCTGACCGACGTACACCACCTACAACAACAACCTCACCAATCTTACACATCAAGTCGTGACATTCGATAGAGGATAGTTTACGTCCCTGTGCATCCTTGAATACTTTGACAGCAAAGTTGAACAGGTCAACCAAAGGTGCAGGGCCAGAGGCACGTCCACCGAATGTCTTCAGACGTGCACCAGCAGGACGTACTTTAGATACATTCCATTTAGGAATCTCACCTGCCCACAGCAAAGCTAGTAGCTGACGGAATGCCTTAGCCCAACCCTCTTTACTATCCTTGACCATGATTGTTGTCTCACTGTCAAACAGTTCAGGCACCTCAGGTAACTTCTGAATGTACTGACGTTCGACAGAGAACCCGACACCTGTACCACACAACAGAATGAACATAGCCTCGTCGAATGATTTAGGATCATCGACAGGTAGGTATGAACAGTTGTACCCTGCTGTGTTGTCACGTTCCAAGGCAGGGCCAGCTGTCATCATAGCTCTCATAGAGGGCATGACTTCTAAGTTCAGGATAGCTTGCTCTAGTTGGTTGACGTAGCTGTCATCCCCTAACACAGGACGTACCACATTATCCATGTAGCGTCCAACAGTCTCTGACCAAGACTCACGTCCCTTACCATCAACGTAACGTGCGTAACGTGATGTGTGAATGAAAGACTGGTAGTCTGTTGGTAAATAGTTGTTCATCTTTTATCTCCCTCTCCTGCGATCTTACCTCGACGTTGGCGATCACGTAGTTTCTTTAGGTTCTTTATAGCAACGTCCTGCATATCAACATTCAAGTCACGACACAATGCGGCAATGTACCACAGACAATCACCAACTTCATCAGCGATAGCTTCACGATTGAAGACACCATCACGCATGATCTTCTTTACCTTGTTAGCTACCTCACCAGCTTCTGCTGCAAGACCCAGTGCAGGGTAGATGATAGCATGTTCCTGTTTATAGATAGCTGTCTTCGATGCCATCTGTGAGTATTCGTTCATACTAATGAAGGGTTCGCTGTAGTATTCCCATGCTTCTAAGTCTGTTTCGTTAATCATTCTTCCCAACTTTCTATCTCTTCTTCTTCGTTACTTGTATCGATGAAGTCATCAAGTTTCAGTAGACCCTCTTCGTGAAGTAGCTTGAACACATGATACTTCGTAATGTCTGCGTTTTCTAACACGTAGTCTGTGTCGAAGTCTTCGGCCAGAACTGTTAGTTTATCCTCTATAGTCAGCATTGTCAAGACCTTTTCTCCTTGATCCATGAGAAAGGAATAGTTTCCTTAGCGTACTGGAAGCCATGTTTCTCACACCAGTCTGCATAACTTGTTTTAGAACCCTTTAATAACTTGGCGTTAGGGTTGCTGAAGACAAACCTGATGTCATATTCTGGATGTTGTTCTTTAACCATGAGGTGTTTCATTCTATCTGAAGGTAGGAACCTGCCCTTAGTTTCTATTATAATACCATTCGGTAAGATGAAGTCTGGTGTGTACGTCTTGATAGCTGGTTGCCAAGGTATCTTCAGAGTTTCATACTTGAACTTTACCTTGTGTTTCTGTAGAAACTTAGCTGTACGTTTCTCTAAGCCTGATCTGTAACGCACTGTGGTGGCTCCCATAGTTGGTTAGGGTAACGACGTAACCAGAGTAGTCTGGCATTCTCAATGACACGATCCTCTTCACCACCGTACTGGTGGAGACACTCAAGGTAATAGTCCGACTCAGTCTTACACTCAGCGACTATCTTCTCTGCCTTAGCAGGACCAACACCATACAAACCCTTGATGTTATCGGCACGGTCACCTGTGAGTATCTGCTTGTAGAAGAACTTCATACCATCTTCCTCTGACACAACTCTGTGCTCACCCTTTGTAGGGTTGTAGTGACGACAAGGAATCTGTAGCATGTCCTTGTCAACCGTAACGATGATAGCCTCAGGTCCAATCTCTGTAGCTGCTATGCCGATCAAGTCATCAGCCTCTTCACCCTTAGAGACAACAGCTTCCCATGCTTTGATCATGTGCTTACGGATAGCTTCCAAGTGTTGTGGCTTCTCTACA